CCCCTCTCTTAGCGCTAGCGGGGCGCGCTGTCCGGGTGGGGGCGGCTGCCCCGCCGCCACTGCGGCGGGGGCTGCGGCCTGCTCTTGTGTCAGCTCCTGATACCTGCCCTTCAGGTGTACAAACAGGCCAGCCGTAATCATCACCGCCAACGGCAGGATATAAACCATGCGGGAGACCTTCCCGCCCAGCTTGGTATGTTCCTCCGCGCTTTTGTACATACCCATTGCGGCCTTCGGCAGCACATAGGGGCTGGCTACGGCCTCCGCTATATCCCTTCGCGCAGCGGGATTCTTTGCGCCGCCCGAGTTCCAGTACAGCATGCGGCGGAATCCTAGAAGCGTCTTGCCTATGTGTCTGTGCTCGCCGACCAAATCGCGCACGTTGCTGTCAATAAGGCGGGGATTTTGGGTTAAAAGGTAAAAGTCAAGCCCCCTATGGCGGTGTGTTTCTAGTTCGGCCACATATGCGGGCACGTCTGCGCCGCTCCTGCGAGGTCGGAATACCTTTTGGCATTCGTCCACCACAATTATTGCGCCGGTGGGTGCCCAGTTCGGCCAGTCGTGCACCTGCTCCGCCGTTATCGGCTCATGCGGTATTTTTAATTCGGGGATACCGCACACATATAGCGGGCGGTCTTTCAAATACTTGTTTGTCATCAGTTGGTTTACCAGCCACAACGTCTTGCCGCTTCCCGGCACACCTGTGATTAATGAGAGCATTATTATCCTTTCCTCATCAACAGCCCTAACTTGGTCGTACTCCGATAAGTAACGACAAACGAAATTGCACCAAATACCCAGTTCAGGGCGACGCCTACGCCTGCAATCAACATCAACTGCACCGCATCGGCAGGCAACCCACCCCATGCGTCAAGGGCTGCCGCCATGAATCGGCGTTGCACGTAATCAAGCCCCGCATAAGTTATCGCGCCTATGCCCAGCGAGGTTAAAAGTTTGCCCGCCGTGCTCATCAGTGCCGAGGTAATCAGCATCCCTAAAGTACTATTAGCCATTTTGCACCTCCCCCCAAACCATGTATAAGGCCGCCATTACGCCCGCGAGTATTACTATCGCGCGGATGCCCGCCGCAATGTCGCATAACGGCTTATAACTAATCTCAACCGAGGTATTAAATACCCGCACATTCTTAGGCTGCGGACACATGCCGTTGCTGGCAAATATATCGGCGGGGTTAAAACTTAAATTACGGGTTTCCTGCGGCAACTCCGGGTCTGTGTAATCGGCATTGCCCAAGTCGGCACAGGCTATATTGTTCGGGTTGGATTTACAGATATCGGGCTTTTGACTGTCAATCTGCCCGGGGTTTGGCGCAGGCTGCGCAGTGCCGGGATTGTTCGGGCTTTGGGTGTTTGTCTGACTTTGGCCGCCGATAGGCTGCCTAGTAGGTGCTTGGGACGAATGGGGTGCCAAGTCGGGACGGGATACAATATTTGTGATGACGTTGCCGTTGTTGTTTACGATAAATTGGGTCTGCTGTGCCTGCTGGCCGTCTGCGGGCGTGTACGGCGCGGTCGTAAATGTGTTTGCCGCATCACCGCCCGTAACGTTTGTTTGGGTATTGCCCGTATTGATTAGGCCGCTGCCCCACATGGCGTTAAGCAATGCGGTGATGGCGTCAGCGTTTGCCTGCTGGCTGTTGAGCAGGGCATCCAGCTTTTTATTTAAAATGGCCTCTATCTCCTGCTGATTGAGCAGTAAATCCCGCACATCAAGATTGGGCTTATTCTGATTACGCATCTTCTCGCGGATCTCGGGCGTAATTTGATCACCCATCAAAGAGGACGTCTGATAATAATATCTCTCACCGTAGCTTCCGCCCGTCGGCGGCGGGAGAACAAACATATCCTCCGAAGCACCTTCAAAAACCAAACCGCCCTTCTCGTCAAGGGTATAAGCTCCGAGCGGGACGGCTTCGCCGGCAGTAAAATTACCCTGGGCCCCAAGTAGTCTTCCCTCTTTCATCGGCACATAAAGGATCTCCCCGGTATCGCGGAACTTGATAACGGAAACCCATTTCGTTCTGTCTATATTGTCGTAAGCCTCACGCCTTGCCGCCTCTGCCGCTTCAGCCGCCGCCGCAGCATCACGGGCTTTCTTTGCAGCCGCCTCCCTTACCTCTTTTTGAATATCGCGCCCGTCGTGCGATGCCCAAAACGCATCCCACAATGACCGAGCTCCGCCGCCGATATTAAACACATCAAATGCGGCCGCAGCGTGGACCGCCGCATCACCGTAACGGCCTTCGCCGAGATAGCCGGCGGCCTTTTGGGCGTTGGACGAACCTAAAACGCTACCGGCAATCGAACCTGCCGCGTATGCCCCCGCAGCCTTGGAGAGCGTGGAAGAACCGGGGGTGCGGGTTTGGGTGTGGATTTGGCCGCCCGCGGAGTTGCCGAAGTTATCCTGAAAGCTGACATTAAGGTTTTTATTACCGACATGGCCGCCCGATGTGCGGGAAGAGCCGTTGAATTGTGGACGGCTAGGTACTCTTATCTGACCACGGTCAGCATCATAGAATGTACCGTCTGGGAAATTAAGGTTATATCTAGCATTCCCCCCTGTGGGCATGTTTGAAATAACCTGACCATTACTAGGCGGAGGCGCAGCCACATCAGCCATCGCCTGCCCGCTCAATGCCAGAGCAGATACACAAACGGCAAGCACATCAGCAAGCCGCTTAAAAATTCCTGATTCAACATTCAATCCTTTCATCATTCGTCCTCTCCGTCCCTCGTCCCGCCCGCCAGTCGGAACAGTCCGGCTGCCTGCCTGATGACGAAGGCGATAAACATCAACGCAACAACCTCAATGCCGACCGTCAACCCGTCTTCGAAATCCTCCGACGGATTGCACGCGGGCAACGTCAGGGCTACTTTCTGGCCGCCATAATGCCAAACGGCACCCTGCTTCACTGGGTGTTGCAGGGCGCCGCTTTGGTCTATGGTCGGCACGACTTGACTCATCAGGTAATCGGTTGCTGCTTCCGCGCTTGTGAAGCACTGGCCGCCTACCCTATAGCCTGTAGTGCCGCCCATGATTAGCCCGCTTTGCTGAAGAGCTTCAGGCCTGCGCGGAACACTACGCCGACGACAACGATGCCGACGACTACACCGCCGATGGTGTACAGGTCGGCACTTGCACCTGTCACGGCTTCGTTGCCTGTGATGGCTTCGGCCACTTTGCCCGCGAATGCTGCGGAGGTTGTACCTGCGGTTACGGCCAACAAGGCCAGTTTTTGTTTAATGTTCATGATTTACTCCATTGGTTAATTTACGACTTCAAAGGCTGTCGCCGCCCGTTAATCTTCGATTGCGTAATAGCTCACATAGGCTTGGCCGTTGTAGGCTCGCGCCGATAAATAGATTTCGGCCTCGACCACCTCGCCGCGCCGCTTGTTCTGCCATTTTTCGGGGTGCTTGATACTGATGGGATAAGTTGCCGTCAGGTTCTTCCCCCTAACAAGCAGGTGTACTTCATGTTTGACAAAAGACGTTCCGTCTTTCTTGCGGATTTCGACCGCCCGCACGCGGTCAAACTCTCCCACGATGTGGAAGCCTTGGTTTAGTTGTTCATTCTTTACCTCGCTCATGATTTGCCTTTCATACATTCATGTTAAAAATTTGGTCTCTGTTTGAAAACGCCCATTTGCTGCCTAGATATTGCTTAATTATCTCGTTGTAGTTGTTTTGATTTATCGGTGTATATGGTCTTGTCGCGCTTGGTCTGTCTGTCAATTTAATGCGTAGGTATTCATCCAGTTTGTCAGCCCAAGCCTTTAGCTTTTTTCGCCAAGCCTCCGAGCCTTTGCTCAAAAACTGAAAATTGCTGGTTGCCCTTTTCCATGCGCCGCTTTTGTCTAAGCTGGTCTGACAAAGTCGTACCCCTTTGTCTTCCGCTATGCGGGAATTGATGTGTTTACCGATGTACTTTGCGACATATCGGGCTAGGCCTTTGCTGTTTGTCTTCACCGGCAGCAGTTCGGCACGCCCGAAGCCGTACTTGGGCAGGTTCTCGCGCAGGCTTTCCCAATGGCGGCGGATATTGATGTTTGCACTCTTGTAATTTCGCGCGGCGATTTGCTTAAAGTTCAAGCCGCGCCGTATATCCTCCCTGCACGCAACAATCAGGTGATAGTGGATGCGCCCCGATTTGGTGCGCTCAATAACGCGGATGTAATTCGAATAGTACTTCTTCAGGTAGTTAGTGCGCAGGCTGTTGAACCTTCTCTGCGCCTCTTTTGGGTCGGTTACGTGATCGGCAAAGGTAAGGGTTAAAAAGCCGACATGCTCAATGCCGAAGTGTTCAATAAAACCTCTTACGTTCTGTTCCAGCGCGTAGGCACTCTTGCGATGACTGGTGGAAAATTCGTTAAATTCTTTTTGTTTTTCTTCACTCCTCGCTACAACGCGAGGGGGGACAATCGGCGATACCTTAAGGCTGCCGATTGAGTTATTACTATTTAGACAAGGAAGGCGAGCGGCAACCATTTCCCGATAATTCGCCTCGCGCATTGCCTGCCGCTGCTCCAATGTTGCCGCCTTGATTTTGGACAT